GCGCGAACTACCCGCATCAGGGGGTCGCCGGGAGTACCTTTGAGGGGGGGGCAGGCAAGGCACAGGCACAGGCACAGGCACAGGCAAGGCAAGGCACAGGCACAGGCACAGGCACAGGCAAGGCAAGGCACAGGCAAGGCACAGGCAAGGGCAGGCACAGGCAAGGGCAAGGCACAGGCAAGGGCAGGCAAGGGCAGGCAAGGGCAGGCAAGGCACAGGCAGGCACAGGCAAGGCACAGGCACAGAACGTGAAAAAGCCCGCACAAGGCGGGCTTAATCAAGGCGGGCAATAGGCGCGCGGCTTATAGGATAGGCAAGAGAACAAGCATGATAAGCAATGCGCTTGCGTTAATCATTTTTTCACTCATGCCAGCGCCTCCTGCATATCCCTGCAAGACAAGACGCGATTACATGGCGTGACGATACCAACCGCGAAAACGTCATTTTGGCGCAGCTTTCCACCGCATACCGACAAGGCGCGGCGCAAGGCGGCTTTTGGCGTTTTGTGCAACCAAACGCGGCCCGCGCCTCTTGTATCGGCAAGAGTAGCATAGTGCAGCGATACAACCGCATAACGCGGCCCGGTCATATAGGCGCGGGCTTGGGTTGCATATGCCCGCGCCTTGTCTGCGATTAGTGGGCCATTCCTTTCTGGCGTTCCAATGTTAAAAATCATAGCTTTACCCCTTCCCGAATGTTTCCTTGCTTGTCTGCAAAGCCCGCGCGAATGGCGCAAGGAATGCAAATGCAGCTTGCCTTGCCTTGCCCGGCTTCCCTCTTGCCCGTGATTGCATTTATGCCCGCGACATATACTGGCGCGAAGTAAACTAGCGGATTGATACCGCCGCATTTGCGGCATTCCATAGGCGGGAAGCTCATGCCTTCACCTCTTTTGCATCAAGCACAAGCGCCGCACGTTCTGCCCTTTCCGCATTTGCGACTATGCAAGCCGCCCTTGCCCTTTGTTCTTCTGCATAGTCGCGCAAGGCGGTTGCGGCTTTCCTGCCCGGTGACAACCGAATGTCAAATTGAACCCCGCATTCGGTAATGCAAGCATAGGCATTTGCACCTACAAAAAGATTAACCTTTGTGTCCCAATTCATGCTGCAACCCCTTCCAAGTTTTCAATCTGGCTTTCGGCAAGCTCAAGCAATTCTTCCCGCGCCGCCTCAAAAGCGCATTGCACCGCCTCATGGCATATCCAGTAGGCAATCAAGCAAGCCACACCGGAAAGCCCGCCTTGCTCAAAAACCCCGTGAATGTCTGCATATTCTGCAGCTTTTTCTTCAGCTTCCGCGACTACGCTTGAGGGAAGTACGGAACAAAGCTGCATGGCCATTCCGTTATAAATTACCCAATCCCAAGAGTCTGCCGATTCATGGGCGCATTCGTATGAATCAACCGCCTCTAGCTGCTCAACATAGTCTTGCCACGCCTCAAGAGTGTCTTGCTTAGGCATGGCGGGCATATACTCAAGCGCCGCATCTTTGGCGCGGGCTTCCAAGTTGCGATAGTTAATGTCCATTTGCTTGCTTCCTTGCTTGCTAGTTATTCTTGCGCTGCGTTTATGGCGTTCTTCAGACGTTGGATCAATTCGGCCCGCTGAAGATTAAACCGCATCTCGTGAACGTCTGTGTATTCAGGTTGCGAAAATTCGGATGCGGTCACGTCTCTTGCGGCGCATTCCAAGGCGATTAGGGCTTGCTCAATCGTTAGGGTGACGGTTTTTGACATTTGCTTGTTTCCTTGCTTGCTAAGTTAAGCGCCCAATGCGGCGCAAACGATAATGACGGCGGGATAAGTTAGGGCGGCTAAGATAGCCATTCCCAAGAATTCGCGGATACGTCCAGGCATGTTTGCTTTCCTTGTTAGCTAGTCCCAAGGGGCTTCCCCCTATGCCTTGCAATATAACGGAGCTGCAAAACGGCGCAAGCCCCTTGCTTGGCATATGTCAAAAAAAATCAGCACAACCGAAAAATGCAAGCAAAATCAAGTGCTTGCCAGATGCTGCATCGCGGCGTCAAAAATTCCGCGCCGCAGCAGACCCCGCGCCGCATTGCAGCGGACCCCTCCGATGGAAAAGCTCACCCCTCCAGTGGAAAAGCTCACCCCCTCCGATGGAAAAGCTCATCCCTCCAGTGGAAAAGCTCACCCCCTCCGATGGAAAAGCTCACCCCCCTCCGATGGAAAAGCTCACCGCAGGCGGGCAGTGGCCAGCGCACGACGGATGCCCTGCTTCATCTTCTTGGGCATTAGGTTGGCTGCTGCCTTCCGCATGTTGTTGTCGAAGTCGGTGCGCTTTCTGTAGACGGGCTTGGCCTGCGCGAAGTTCAGCAGCTTGGTGACACGGCTGCCAGTGCGCTTGCTGCCGAGAGCATCCTGTCTGGTGGAGTAGACGCCGGGTCCGCCACGCTGCGCCAGAGGGTGATCTGGGTCCGGCACGAAATATCGTGTGGCCGTTGACCTGCGGCCCGTCTTGGTCTTGGACTGATACGGCTTGTTCTGCGCGCTGTCTCTCTGCACGCCAAGCTGGGATGACACCTTATTGATGAAGGCCATCGTCATATTGCCGTGGCTGTCGAGCGGCGAGTTCTCGGTCGGCATGACGCCGTGGATCAGGCCGCGATAGGCCAGCCGCATGGTAAAGTTCTTCTCGAAGCCCTTGAGCGGGCGCTGGCCGCCAGCATCCTGCACTTCGAGATAGTGCCGACCGACCACCATCTGCTTGCGCCGCAATGCGCCATGAAGGTTTCTCTTGTTGCTGTATTGGACGTAGAAGGCGTTCATCGTGAACTTGGTCGGTCGGTCGAAGGCTTTGCCCATGAGAGCCTTGTTGTACTTCTCCAGCGTCTTCAGCGTCTCATTGATCGCCAGCGACGTTGCGTAGGGCATCTGGGCGTTGACCAAATTGTTCAGCTTGCGTTGCAGCTTGTCTGTGTCCGCCTTGATCGTGAACGAGATCATGCCAGCCTCCTTGTGTTGGCGGGCATGATAGCAGGTTCATCGCTTGACGGCGATATAGGCAAACACGCCATCGGCTACCCTCTTGCAGAACAAAAAGCACATACGCCCTGTTTCCGCTTTAGAGGCCTCTCTGCGGTGCAAGCCGCCGCAGTGCTGTCCCCGGTGGTAAATTATGTGGTCGCCCCTCTGAGCGGCCTCCAGCGCGACGAACAGGGCATCCGGCTTGGTGTCGCCCGTGATGTAGATGGTGTTGGTCATACCCCACTCCTTGTGTAGCAATGTATCACAAAGATAGCATTGCCCGCTACATTGTAAGTCTTTTGCCTGTAAGGCTTTTTCTTCTTATATAGCAAAGTAGAATAATAATAAGATAGATAATATATCCCCATATACCCCACATATGGGCCTCTCTGGTGGTGATAATATGTCTTATGTGGGCGATTTCTGCTACTTAGCAACATAGGTCAATTTCCCTTTTGTTTTCAGTGACTTACAAAGTATCACGCGGTCTATATAGCGTGATACTTTGCTACATAAGCCAATCACACCACGAACCACAGGTCTGGAACCTTTCCTGCCCGCTTTCGCTTGCCATCTTCGCGGCGGATCATTCCTGCGCTCACCATCTTGTTCAGGATTGGCTCAAGCGCCTCTGGTTTTAGGTGCATGCGGTTTGCCAGCACCTTTGTCGATGCGCCCTTGTCTGGGTCGATGTAGTTGATGACGCGAGCGGCAATGGCTTCCTCTGGGCGGTCCTTGGAGTTGTCGTTGGCAAAGACCAGCTTGATCTTGGCGTCCAGTTCAGCGCGGACATAGGCGAAAGCCCAGCGCACATGCTCGGCGGTTCTCTGCGCTGTTGGTATGGCCAGAATGAAGCTGATCTTAGCGACCAACTCATAAGCGCGGCGGATCATGGCAACGGATGCTTCGCCGGTGTTTTCGCCCATCTCCTCGGCATAGGCGTGCAGCCACTTGGACACCTTGCGGAGCATTTCGCTGGCGTCATCGTCAGTCTTGACGGGTTCGCGGTCGCCGGAATATTCCACCCGCCCGCCGCTGTTTATCACGTCAAAGTTACCGCCGTGGAAAATCTGGGCCAGCCTCATGGCAAGGTTTTCTGGCATCGGGCGCTTGCGGAAGTTCTCTCTTTCTTCTGGGTTGTTGTCGGTCTCTGCCACGATGATCGCGCGGCCAACGAAGCCCTGCGTTGCTGTTTCGCCGTCCATGATCTGATCGAAGGTGCCGGGCGTTGTGAAGCCGACCACGGAAAGAAACGGGCGATCAAGGCCCTGATCCACCATGTTCAGCATACGCTGTGCGCGGGCGATTAGATCATCGCGGCCATCATCTTCAGCCTTGGCCAGCATTCCGCCAAACATCTTGCGAAGGTCGCGCTTGGTGTCGCCCTGCAAAAGCATTCGGCTGTTGGCCTTGGAATAGCCCGACATGATCGCGCCGAACACGCTTTCGAGATATGCCGCCCCACCGCGCTTCTGGGCATTGCGAACCTTGATAAGAAAGATGCCGATTTCGTCGATGATGTAATATGCGGGCTGATGCTCGATCAGGTTCCGCATGATTTCCTGCTCGGACTTAATGCCGCCTTGCAGCGCGTAATGCACGCCCGCCGCGATGTGCAGATCGGTCAGCGCCTGCATCACAGCTTCTTTCCCGGTGGCGCTGGCGGCCACGCAGAAGGCCAGCATGTTGGCTGTGACGCCATCTCGCAGATCTTCATGGCGCAGCCCGCCGATGTTGCCAATCGCTGCGATGGCGGAAGCCACGGCTAGGCGCCTGCGCGGATAGCGGCATTGGCTGTCGATCCACGCGGCCACGTCACCGACAAAGCCTGGAGGGGTGAGCAGATCCAGCCCATCGAGCGAGAAGGGCGGCGGGAAGCGGTCGTTGCGTTCTGGGGCTTCCGGCGCGGGTGGTGCGAAATCTTCGGCGCTGAATTCGTCCTGTGAATAGGCTTGCGACGGCTGCGACGATTGCCCGAACTTGGCCCCGTTATAGCCCGCCTCAAAGTCTGCGAAATCGTCGGCGCTCATTTCTTACCTTCCATTTGATCTGTGGCCCACTTTGAAAAGGCCGATTGTTCGCTGGGCGACATGCGCCGCCAAAGCGCGCCGACAAGACGCTTGATCTGCCGCGAAGCGAATAAAGCATGACCAACGCTCATGCCGCCAAGCCGATCGACAGCGGCAAGAGCATAGCACTCAAGTTCTGACGGGTTGGCAGTCTCAGCCCAGAACCTTGCATCTTCACGGGCTGTGCCGTCGATCAGTGGCAAGAGCGGCAAGCCAGCCGACCGAATGTTCAGCCAATCATAAGCTGCCCATGCAACAGCCTCGGGATCATGCTCGGCCAGCGTGTCAAGATAGACGACCGCCTGAAAGACGATATGCGCTGGGCGTACAGGTTTAACGGGTGCCGGAAAATCAGGATCGTGGGTCATTCGTCACGCGGCGAAAGATAAATGGACAGAGCCTCTATCGTCCTCAGTGTTGGGTTGGTGTTTTTTCCGTCGCGGATCGCAGAAAGAGTGTTGCGACTGATCAAGGTCGAACTTGACACAATATCTAGTCTGCGGTCGGCCAGAAGGCGCTTTATCTCGTCTAGTGTAAGCATTTCAAACTCCCATGCGCTAAACACAAAAGCCACTTTACTTCCCATTTTGCACATTGTAAAGTTGCCATGTCGGGTTGAGGCCTATACCGACTAGGCGCGGGGGAAGCCCCCAAACATGAAAGGGACGATCCATGTCAATCATGGACTTAGCACGCAAGCCGATTGATCGGCCTGTCATTGTGACAGTTTGCGGCGATGCTGGGCGAGGCAAAACAAGCCTTGCAGCGGCATTTCCGAAGCCGATCTTCATTCGTGCAGAAGATGGGATGCAAGCCATCCCGGCAGACAAACGCCCAGATGCGTTTCCGCTTTTGCAAAGTGCATCGCAGCTTTGGGAGCAAATCACGGCTGTGATCCACGAGCCGCACGACTACCAGACGCTGGTGATCGACAGCGTAACCGCCTTGGAGCGGTTATTTGTGGCAGATGTTCTGGCACAAGACCCGAAGGCCAAGAGCATCAACCAAGCCCTTGGTGGATACGGCGCTGGCACGGCTGCGGTGTCGGCTATGCACCAGCGAGTTCGCAAAGGTGCTGGGCTGGCAAATGAAAAGCGCGGTATGCACGTTGTCTTCGTAGCACACGCCGATGTCGAAACGCTAAAGCTGCCCGACGTTGACGACTACATGCGCTGGACCCTGCGCCTGCCGCCGAAGTCACAGCCGCCTTACACAGACGACGTTGATGTGGTCGGCTTCTTGCGGCTTGTGACCTACACCAAGGGCGAAGATGGCGACCGTAAGAAAGCCATCAGCACGGGCGATCTGGAAATGGTCTGCCATGCCACGGCGGCCAACGTGTCGAAGAACCGCTACGGCATCACAGAGCCTTTGGATTACCACCTCGGTGAAAACCCGCTGGCAAAAGTCATCCCGTCGCTTGGCGGGGCAAAATCTAACACCAACGAAGAAGGAGCCGAATGATGGGCTTTTGGGATCTGAGCGACGGCGATACAGCCGCAAACACTGGCACCGAATATGAAGTGCCTTCTGGCAATATTGAACCGATCCCGGCAGGATCGTCTGTGCTGGCCATGATCGACGAGTGCAAGTGGGAGATGAAGCCCACTGGCGAGGAGTTTATCTCGGCACGCTGGACAGTTCTTGCGCCGGAGGAATACAAAAACCGCAAGGTGTTCCACAAGCTGTGGGTCATGGACATGGACCCCAGCGCCAAGGACGAAGCATCCGGCCTGAAGAAGCGCGACAAAGCCCGCAAGATGCTGGCAGCCATCGACGCCAACGCAGGCGGCAAGCTGACCGCAAAGCCGGGGCGCCCAACCAACGATGACCTTCTGAGCCTGACCAACAAGCCCATGATCGCCACCATGATGGAATGGGAAATGCCAGACACGCGCAACGGCGGCATGATGAGCGGGAACTGGGTTTCTGCCGTTGCGTCGAAGGCGTCGAAAGACATCCACGTTGCAGAACGCAAGCCGAAACCGAAAGGCATGTCTGGCGGTGCAGCGCGGCCGAGCGATGACTTCGGAACAGGATCGGGCGGAGGCTATGCCAAGCCTGGCTTGGTCGATGACTATATCCCGTTTGCCCCGGTCTGGTTGATCTAAGCCGGGACAGAGTTGCCAGCGCCACGAAGGTGGGAGGAGCCGATTACCCTGAGCATTCAGAGGCGTGGCGCTGGCAACACCATCAAAACACATAGGAGCCGAAAATGGAACAGCGAACAGAAGAATGGCACGCAGCACGCAAGGGCCGCATCACAGCGTCGTCGGTGGGCGCGATCCTGGGCAATGCACCATATGCTACGCGCGATGACGTGATGCGCCGCATGGTGCGAGAGTGGCACGATGCGCCCAATGAGTTCGATGGCAACATTGCCACCGAATACGGCACGCGCAACGAGGCTGGCGCGCTGACCGAATACACGATGGAAACCGGCAACGCCGTTGAGGCTGTCGGGTTTATCACGCGCGAGGACTGGGCAGGGTGCAGCCCTGATGGGTTGGTAAGCGACAATTACGGGCTGGAAATCAAATGCCCGTTTGGCCTGCGAAAAGATGAGGTGCCTGCGTTTAAGACGCTTGCAGATCAGCCGCACTATTACGACCAGATCCAGTTTTCCATGTGGGTCACGGGTCGGCCTTGGTGGGATTTTTACCAATGGTCGCCGCGCGGCTCTGCATTGGAGGGCGTTAAGGTCAGCACGGCATGGCAAGATGAAAACCTGCCAAAGCTGCGCCAGTTTTATGCCGAATATCTGGCAGAGCGGGAAGATCCAGCGATCCACCTTGAACCAAAGCGGCCAATCATCGACACGCCGGAAGCGCATCGCATCGTCGCCGAATACGACCAGATCTGCGAGGCCATCGACCGGGCAGAAGAACGCAAGAAGGAACTGCTGGCCGACATGGTGAAAATCGCTGGCGAGAAAAACGTAGTTTTCGCTGGGCGCAAGCTGACCAAGACAGAAAAGGCTGGCGCTATAGCTTATGGCAAGGCTGTGAAGGCTCTAATGCCAGATGCCGATCTTGAGCCTTATCGCGGCAAGCCTTCAATCTATTGGGGGGTCAAATGACCCTGCGCCCCTATCAGGCTGACGCAGCACAGGCCGCACTGGATTGGATGAAGCGCAGCACCGCGCCATTCATTATCGACGCGGCCACTGGCGCAGGCAAGTCTCACATCATTGCCGAGATCGCCCGGGTGATCCATGACATGACGGGCAAGCGGGTGCTGTGCCTTGCGCCTAGCGCCGAATTGGTCACTCAGAACCGCGAGAAATATCTGGCAACGGGAAACCGAGCCAGCATGTTCTCAGCATCAGCAGGCGCAAAAGAATTGCGTCATCCTGTTGTTTTTGGCTCCCCTCTGACCGTCAAGAACCGCGTAAGCCGCTTTAAGGAACATTACGCACTGGTGATCTTAGATGAAGCGCATGGGATCACGCCGACTGTGCGCGAGATCATTGATGCCATGCGAGACGGCAATCCAAACTTGCGGGTTTGCGGGCTAACAGCCACGCCATATCGCTTGGGGTCTGGGTGGATCTTCAGAGAACATGACGGCGGCAAGATTAACGGCGAAGACACCGCCCGCGATCCATACTTTGCAAAGTGCGTTTACAAGATAGACGCAAGGTCTCTGATCGAAATGAGATACCTGACGCCACCAGTGATAGGGAAGATCAACGCCAAAGGATATGACACGGGCGGTCTTGCCCTAAACAGCAGAGGCCAGTTTGACGCCGATGCAGTTGATCGTGCTTATCACGGCCACGGGCGCAAAACGTCGGCCATCGTCGGAGATGTCGTGGCACAAGCACAGGATCGCCGTGGCATTATGTTCTTTGCCGCCACTGTAAAGCACGCTCAAGAGATCATGGCCAGCTTGCCACAGGGGCTTTCCGAGATTGTCACGGGTGACACGCCTAAGAGCCAAAGAGACGACATCCTGCGGCGGTTTAAAGCGCAGCAGATCAAGTATCTGGTCAACGTGTCTGTGCTGACCACTGGGTTTGATGCCAGCCATGTCGATCTGATTGCCATTCTTCGCAAGACCGAAAGCGTTGGTCTGCTACAGCAGATCATTGGACGCGGCCTTCGACTGCATCCCGGCAAGACAGATTGCTTGGTTCTGGACTACACCACGAACCTTGAAGATCACTGTCCAGACGGCGATCTGTTCGCGCCAGTGGTAAAGGCTGGCAAGGCTTCTGGTGGCGGTGACGGGCTTACTTGCATCTGCCCATCGTGCCAATACGAAAACAGCTTTACGGCCAGCCCGTTGTATCTGGATTATCAAAAGGACGAAGCTGGCTATGTGCTGGATTTGGATGGGCGGCAAATCATGTCCGACTTCGGCCCAATCCCCGGTCACTTTGGTCGTCGCTGCATGGGGCTGGTGCAAGCTGGCAAGCGCGGTGAAGACGAGCGGTGCGGGTATCGCTGGACGTTCAAGGAATGCCCGCACTGCAACGGGGAGAACGACATTGCCGCGCGATACTGCACGTTCTGCAAAGGCGAGATCGTTGACCCCAATGAAAAGTTGAAGGCCGATTTCAAGGCGCTGAAACGCGATCCCACGAACTGGCAAACCGACCGCGTTGTCAGCATGTCGGCATCGCCCAACATCAGCCGAAGCGGCAACCGCACACTGCGCGTTGAGTGGGTGACGCCTTACAGACAGTTCACCACCTGGGTCATGCCAGAGGCAAAGCACATCAGAGGCCAAGCCCAGTGGGCCGCTTTCGACGGTGCCACGCAAGGCGGAACGGTTGCGCCAAGCACCGTGACATATCGCAAAGACGCAGAAAGCGGGTTCTTTGAGATCCGCGCATATAACAGGCCGGAGGACGTAGAGCCGGAGGCCCCCAGCATCGAGGACAAGAAAGCATATGCGGCTCAGTGATTTTCAAGACATCGCCCAACACGGCGTGCTGACCTTTGGCGATCTGGAGTTTCGCGGCAAATGCCCGACCGAGGAGCAGGAACAGATCACATTCTTCGGTCGGCTGCGGCGCGCGCATCCCGATACATGGGGGATCTTGGCGCTGCATCCGCGCAATGAAGGGCTGCGGATCGGCGGTCAGTTTGGCGCTGTATCGAAGCACAAGGCCGAAGGCATGACGCCAGGTGCATCAGACATCATCATCCCGGCGCGTGTGGCCTTTGTCTGCGAATTGAAGCGTCGCGATCCGACGCTTGGCAGGTGGCAGGATGGTCAGAAGGAATACCTTGCCGCATCGGCTAAAGCCGGTGCGTTTGCCTGCGTTGCGCTGGGCTGTGATGCAGCATGGCAGGCTTTTGAGGCGTGGCTGGCGGCCAGCGATTTAACCTAGCTTGCGCCCATAAAAGGCTTCCAGTTCAGAAAGCCGCTTTTGAATTGCCGTCTTGGCGTTTTCGTCAAGGCGGTTTTCTTTGTGCAGTTGCAGCATGTAGCCTTTGAGTTCCTGCACGCCGATGATCGTGGCCACCTTTTCAGCATGTGTTGGCTCTTGCCCACGCGCCGAAACGCGCAGGCAATGCCATTCTGCTTTGCTTCTCTCAAGCCTCACAGAGCCTCGCCCCTCAAGCCGACCATCATCTTGGCCTGCGCGTCGTTCTCCCTGTCCGCAATCTCGCCGCCGCAGGCCAAATAGCCGCAGCCATCGACCCAGTTGTCCGCGTGGGCAGGGTTTGACTTGGCGCGGGCCAGCTTCAGTAGGGTCATCATCACGGCCACGTCGTGAGCCTTGATGTTGCGCCCAAGATGGGCCGACCAGTAGGCAGCGATCAGACCGAAGTTGGCCTCGGCGTCACCATGTGTTCCTTGCCGATCCTTGGTGACGTATTCTTTGGCGGTATCGAGTATTTCGGTGCGGTTCATTTCCAGCACTCCCTGTCGCGGATTTCTTCGATCCCGGTGATTTGAGACAGCCGGTTGCGGTAGATCGCTCCCGGCACGATGCTCCCCTGCATCCAACGCGACATGCTCGATTTGGCGACCGGGACTTGATCCGCGATCCAGCCTATCTTGCGTCCTCCATTTTTTGCCCATTGTCTGATTTGGTCTTGAGCCTTCACGGCGTCCTCCTGTGTTTGATGTGACATGTGTATTTGTGAAATAATTTTGCGTCAAGTGTAATTTTTTGCTTGCATGAGGTGTTTCTAGCTGTATGGTGGGGATACGAACTAGCAACAAGGAGCAACCAACATGTCAGAGAAAAACATCACCATCACGATCACGCTAGACCAAGCATACACCGCGATTGACTGCATCGACCGTGACATGGACTACAGCACGCACAGCCTGCCAGACTATTACGATCTTAGCGAGATGCTGCACAATCTGCGCCGCGTTGAACTGCGTGAGCGCCTACACAACGCAATCAACGCTCTGAAGGAGACCAAATGATGCGTATCAGAGACATCGCCGCCGACCTGATCGGCATCGTTTGCATCTTCGGCCTGCTCTACGCGGGCTTCCTCTTCGGCTTCGGTATGGGGTGGTGAGATGAACCTCAACAAAGGCCACAAGGCCAAGATCGTCCTCGACATCATGGCCGACATCCCCATGATCGACTACAGCGCGCAGGCGCAGGCTCTGCTGCAAGCCAAGGCCATCGAGAAGATGCCTGCCGAGGTGCGGGCGGTCTACGACAACCCGGACATGCGCCACTGGCTGGCTAAGCGCTACGCTTCGCACCACACCCACCTTTCTGTCTCCTACATCTTCTGGCAGTGCAGGAATGGTGCTGGAGACTTGCTCTACGCCTCACGTTGCGGGCGCAACGGCGACCCGGAGGACCGAGAGCTTGTGTCCGAGGTCCACGATCAGATTTACGAGCTTGCCAAAGCCGCCGAAGAGCAGTGGAAGGCACGTCGCTCAATGGAGGACAAGCTCAGGATGATGCTCTATGACATCCGCACCTTGAAGCAGGCCAAGACGCTGCTTGAGCCGGAGCTTCACAAGTACCTACCGGAAGAGCCGCCCAAGGAACCCAAGCCTGCGCAGGCATCGACGGCGCTGGTGCCGTATGTCGTGGCTGGCTTGCGCGAGATGGGGTGGCCCAAGGATCAAGAGGAGGTTGCGTGATGGCCATCAAACTAAACTCAACAGAAACTATGGCCGTCCTGTCGGCCCTGAGCATGTACCGTGATGCCCTGCAAAATCCGCCGTGGTGGTTTGTTCCCAAGGGGGATGGCAGCGAGGATGTTGCTGAAATTGAAAGGCTGGAAAAATCATACAGACGGTCGCTTGGCGCACTTCGGAGGCTTGGAAAATGACCAAAGAAGAATGCCGCGCCTACATCGCCCGCAAGCAGGAACAGATCGACGATCTAGAAAAGAGATACGGCACTGGCGTCAGGCCGTCATGGGTCGGGGAAGAGATTATGATCCTGATCCACTATCAACGTGACGCAGAAGACCAACTCAAAGCAATGGAAGCCAACAATGCAACCGACTGAACTGATTGTAACCAACCGCCTTCAGACAGGCACCACCTTCGCCGTCCTTGCCAGCGACATGACGCAGAATGTGTTCATCCCGTCCAAGCTGGCGTTGGATGCCAGCCTGCGCCCCGGCCAGAAGGTCATGGCGCAGATCGTGCCGAACATGAGCCAGCCGGAGAAGACGCCGTGGCTGGCGATCTCGCTGGAGGATGCCGCGCCTGTATCACGGGATGATACGCTGGGTGCCTTCATCTTGGGCAACCTGCAGGCCGATGGCCGCGCCACCGTCGAAGAGATCGCCGAGGATATGAACATGGCTGACGACAAGATCGCCGCCAAGCTGGCCGAGTTGGTCGCAGCCGGGCGTGTGGTGCGGCTGACCTGCTTCGATCTGCCGGAGGATGTGGCATGATGTTCTGGCGCAAAGAACCAAAGACCATGCCGCACCGCGACATCCACGCAGAGGCGGCACTGGCGATCAGCAACGCGGCGTCTGTGCTGCCACCCAAGAGGTTCATGGACCTCGTTTACTGGGCCATCATCAGCAACCGCCAGATTAGTGTCGAGGACATCGACGCGCTGGCCAACAGACTGTCGCGGGCGGCTTGGGAACGGGGGCGGAGATGACCCACTTCCACCCAGATTATGGCCTGACGGACGACCTACGCCTAGCCGCCGTCCAAGACGCTGAGATCATAGGCGTGAAGCAATCCGCCGCGCTGCACCGCATCTCGGTGCCGAGCATTTACAAGTGGCGGAAGATATTTGAGGGGGAGAAGACATGAGTGGCAAAGAACTGGTGAAGCGGTTGCGGGATGCTGCATTTCTGGCGTTTGATGATGGGACTAACGATTACGGCACCCCGGTTGAATCCGCCGACCGCATTGAAGCCCTGACCGCCAAGGTCAAACTTATGGACGATCTCGACGTTATCAACGGGGAGAAGATCGAAGCCCTGACCGAGCAACTCAAGACCGTGTTGGACCGTGAAGCTGCAACCACTGCTCGGTATGACGCAAAGACAGATGAACTGGAAGCCAAGCTGGCGAAGGCGGTGGAGGCGCTGCGGGAGATTGCGGGTGAGTGCGGTTGCTCAACAGCCCGCGCCACGCTGGCCGAGATTGAGGGAAGCAATGCCCCGTGAAGTCAGCAACAGCCCCGGCGCGAGAGCGTTGAGGCTTGCGGGCTACGTCAAGCTGCCTGCATGGTGGGTGACTCAGGAGCAACTTTTGCTGATCGAATACATGTGCCGGGGCAATCTCGAAGAAATCAACCGCATTAAAAACGAGGCAGAGGCTTGCCAGCCACCGCGGCAATCAGATAGTTAATGCAAGTGAGGGGCGCACACAGGCTTTGTGTTGGTCGAAAATCAGACTGCGCTACGGCTCATTTTCACCAGCGCGCCCCTCACGATCTTTCATCCTCTCAGCCAGCGCCAGCACAAGGCCGCCGAACTGGCCGAATGGAATGATGGCCCGATGCTGGCCGAACCAGACAATCAGGCCATCGCGTGTCACCCGCCAAGACGCTATGGGATAGCCGTCTTTCACCCCAGCAGCTTCGCCAGTGTCTTCGGGCCAGCCACGCCGTCAGGGGTTAGACCGTTGGCCGACTGCCACTTCTTCAGGGCCGCCTCAGTGCCGGGGCCGAACTGGCCGTCAGACGGGATGCGGAGAGCAGTCTGCATGCGCTTCACGTCGTGGCCCGTCGAGCCAACGCGCAGGACGCCCGTAGAGGCCGCAGGAGCGGCGGCAGGCGCACTGGTGTCGATCTTGCCACCCAAGGCAGCCATAGCCTTCGTATAGCGCGCCTGACGGTCTGCGAGGCCGATGTCGCCGCCGTTGATCTTCTTGGTCAGCGCAGCCACGTTGCCAGTGTCGGCGACTGCATTCAGCTTGTTGGTGTTCCAGAACCACAAGGCCGATGCCAGCGCGCCTTCCTTGGTCTCGACCCACACAGCAGCTTCTTCCGCCGTCATGTCGTAGTCCTTGGCAAAGCGGGTGTAGTTGTCCCGCCCGGTCAACTGCTTCAGCCCACGGCCACGGAAGCGCCAGCCGTCACCCGGCTGGGTGTTGCCCAGCTTGGAGGTGCGGAACTCGTCCATGTAGACGTAGTTCGCGATCTTCTCAGGGTTCTTGGCATACTCGGCGGCGTTGCGTTTGCCGGGGCCGAAGTAGCGGGGGAACACCTTGTTCAGGGTTTCTTCCCGGTAGTTCAGGTTCTCGGACATGGCGTTGAAGTCCATGCTCTCATGGGCGCACTGGCTGATAAAGCCAGCGATCCGCTGGTCGGTGGTGATGTCGTATTTGGGAAGGGCTTTGTTCAGCTCCTCGCACCATGCGTCGATTTCCTTATTCGACGGGATCATCGCGCGCAGTTGGTCTACGGTAATCAGGCTCATTCACATTCTCCTATTCACACCATGATTGCTTGGCGTCACCCTTGTAGGGCCGCGCCAAGCCTGCGGATATCAAACTCTCAGCGAGGCTCTGGTGGTCTAGGTAGACCTCGCCCAGCACCCTGCCACCGTATTTGTCCCACTTGAGGATTTTGACCTCGACCTCTAGGGCATTTGCCACAGCGTTCTTGGTGAAGGCGCTGGCCTTCTTGGCCAAGGCTGCCTCGGCATCGCATTGAGCGCGAGGTGCTTTCTCGGGCGTGTCGATGCCAATCACGCGGATCGACAGCTTGGGCGGCAGGGGCGACGGCAGAAAGTCTACTGCGATCTCCACCGTGTCGCCGTCGATCACGCGGGTGATCTCATAGGCATGAGCAGGCGCAGCCGTCAGCAGGAGCAGGGCCAGCCACTTCATTTCTTCGGCTTCTTCTTCAGGACCGCGCCAAGCACAGCCTCTTGCGCCATGTCCTTGCCCATGCTGCCGAGCAGGTCACCGACGTTGCCAGTGGCAGCGATCTTGATGGCACCTTCGACCGGGTCAGGCAGGTTCACCTTGTCCAGAACAGCGTCCACGGCCTTTTCTTTCAGCTTGCGGCCAACAAGCATCCCAACCATGCGCCCGATCATTCGGTGTACTCCTGTGTCGGCGGCTCATCGTTGCCGCCTTTGTTGCGGTTGTTGCCTGCCGCCATCACGCCGCCGAGAGCGCCGACAATGAAGCTGGCGATGGGCGTCAGCAGTTCAAAGAACTTGCGGTCATTTTCGCTCGACTCGCCAAGAGGCTGGGTCACGAAGACGAGGCTGTAGAGGATGGTGAAGATGGTGCCTGCCAAAATCACCACCAAAGCGCAGCCGATGAAGTACCGCAGCTTGGCTTCCATCATTTCTGGGTCGTTCTTGCTCATTGCGAGGCTCCTGTCAGGTCAGTGGCGCACATGCCAGTGCGAAGGCAGATCGGCGGCGTACATTCAAGCGCAGCCCAGTTCTCGGGGTCTTGGCAGGGGTATCGGTAGAAGCCGTCGCCACTAACCCAGAAGATCGCGGCGACGGCAGCCAAAAACGCCAGCCAGATCAATGCTTCCATCTTCATCATTGCATCGGGTTCCTTATCAGGTCGTCCATTGCCTTCCACAGGTCTTCGATCTCGGCGTCGTACTTTTGCAGCTTGCCGTCGATGCCAGACGTGACGCCCTCGGCCTTCTCCACCTTCGACCGCAGGTCCATCAACTCTTTCTGCTGCTCAAGGATCGTCCCCATCTGGGTCGAGATTGCTGACAGCTTCGGTGCAAGGCCGCGCACATCGTTGTCTTGGATCGCTTGCTCAAGGGTTTGCACCCGGCTGACCACATCCAGAACTTCGGCAACGCTTTCCTCCACGCCCCAGAACCTGTTCACAACATCGTAGCCGTAGTAGATTGTGCCGCTGATACCCGACAGGACGGGCAGGGCGGCGGCGAACCACCAGCCCTTTACGTCAAAGCCCGCGATCCGCAGGCCAGTGGTTTCAGCCTCCTCACTCACGAACCGTAGCCCGCAGCGTACACGTCGGCCAGCGTCACAGTGTCAGCACCGAGTAGCCCTTGCAGGCCGATGCCGAAGACGTTGGCAGCAGAGATGTTCATGATGTCAAACGTGGGCGAGTAGGCAACCGTCGCGCCGTAGAGGCTGGTGCCGCTGTTGGCCGCGTAGGCATCCACCGTCCCGGTCATGGTCGCGTTGCGCGAGGCCGCCAAGAAGGCACCAGCATCGCGGGCGTAGGACTGCACAGCGCCGAGAGCGTTGTTGTAGTTGTTCACGTCGGCGGCGCTGACGGTCATGTCATTGTTGGTTAGGACAGCCTGCACGGCCATCTGCTCCTGCACCGTGTCGGCGTTGGCTGCCATGTTGGCCACCGCCTGCACCTCCATCAAAACCGCAGTCGCGGCAACGAGGTTATCGACAGCCGAATCGAGATTGACCATTGTTGCGGCGTATTGATCCTGAAACAACATCTCGGCGTTGTAGTATGTCGCGTCGATTACCCCCTGCACATCAGCGTTGTAATCAAGCCGCATCTGTTCGGTGACTGTCGCCGTCTGCATGACGCCCGGTGCGAGGATGTCGCCCTGTCCAGCACTGTAGACCGCGCCAGCCGTCAGGCTCTGGGCCGCTGACAACTGGTTAAGGATTGTCTGGGCTGACCCCTGTAGGTCCGTCATCGTCGGATCGGCGTGAGCGGCGGAAACGCTCAGACAGAGTAGGGCCGCTGCTTTCTTGAGGTACGACATCGGGCAGTTCCTCTCCGATCATCAGGAATGTGTCCCAGAAGGACTGATCTTGCGCGTACCCTACCACATAAATGTAGGGATTGTCACGCATGGCCAGATAGCCCTCGCGGCCTACCAGAAGCTTGCCCGTCTCAATGCTGTAGATCGGGCATGGTGTGCTGGCCAGCGCCATAGCTTTGTAGATTTGGGCGTTGTCGCACATGACCGAAATACCACTGACTTGCAGGCCCAGCCCGCCAGCTTCTTGCGGTGTGCCGAGCAGGCGGGCGTCCTTGCGGCGGTTGCACTCCTCATCTTGCTCCATGCTGCCCTCGGCGCGTCCGAAGATCGAAATCTGGAAAGCCTGCTGCTTAGGGATCAGGCAGCTATCATTTCCGCCGCCGCCCATGACTGTCGGCGCTGCGGCTGTCGGCACGGGCGTAGAGAACGGAGACGAGCCAGCGCCGTTGTAGTTCCGCGTCTCGCTGGTCGAAATGTTGCCGCTGTCGATGGTGGAGTTGGTGTTGCCGCTGTTGGTGTTTAGATCATCGCTGACTTGGGTGGTGGCTGCTGTCGTCAGTAGACAGAGCAGAGCGCACCCATAACGTCCCGCGTATCGCCGGAGCATAGCAGTTCGTTGGCCGCGTCTCCGTGCGCCATGTAGTACAGGGTCTCTGCGTTTTGGCGGATTTCGCACTGGCGGTCCCCCTCTGGGCAGGCCGTCGTGTAGGCCACCGACGACACACTAACAGGGCCGCAGCCAGCGACCAAGAGGACGAGTGCTAGTCTCATTTGGCAAGGCTCCGCATTAGCTCGTCGATCTTCTTGTCGAGGTTGTCGAGCCGAGTCAGCACCCGGTTGATGTCGGTGTGGACGTCGGCCCGCGTAACGTAGTCACGGGCTACTTCCTCGCGTGTCCTGTTCAACAGGATTTGCAGCCGCTTCACTTCCTCGACATGGTTTTTCAGCACCCAGCCGATCAGGCCGAGTGCTGCGCTTAGACCGAGGCTCCAGAGCATCTCGGTGGTCATTTTACCACGGCGTCCCGGTCAGGGTGACAGGTGCCTTCTGGGCTTCGATCTGCTGCAACAGGCTGGCCTCTGCGGCGGCTTTGTCCACGGAACCCCAGACCCATGCCAGAACGTCGGCTTCGGTAAGGGTGTCGTAGGGCTTGAAGCCCGCTGCGGTGGCGTCAGGTGTGAAGCCTGCGGTGCTGTATGCGGAGGCGCTGTAGTCCCCGTCAACGGCAGTCACGGTCCAGTGAGCGGTCGTCACGCCACCATCAGCGGCATTTCGGTCGAGTTGGGAAATCTTCCAAGTGATGACGGCGGTCATTCGGTTTCTCCTTGTGCCAGCGAGGCGGTGAGCATGTTGACGAAGGCATCACGGCCAACCTGAAGCTGGTCAAGGTTGAACCGTGTCGAACCGATCTTGCGGTCCAGATCAGCAACGTGATTGATGAGCATCTTCTGCTCGTCCGTCAGTTGGTCTTCGGTGTAATCTTTGTCGTTGATCGTGATGACGTTTGGTTTTTTCTCGGCCATCTTGATCCTCCTTTCGGGGTTAGGGGTTAAGTTGGGCCTCAAGGCTTGCGATCTTGGCGGTGAGTTCCTGAACGGCTTTCACCAAGGTGGCGACCAAGAACGAGGTGTCTACGCCCTGATACTGCGGGTTGCCCTCGGCATCTACAGCGTCCTTCTCACCCGATACGCAATCAGGCACGA